GTTCGCCTAACTACAACTGGTGGGACAGACACTTTTGACGTCGTTTCAACTGTTCTTGGCTGGGAGTAATCATGTCGGTCATAACGGTTAATCTTCAAACTGGAGAGGTTACTCAGCGAGAAATGACGGCTGAGGAAATTGCATCCATACCACCAGAGCCACCACGGAACATCGCCGCCGAGATTGACGCGCTCGAACGTCAACACATGCTCCCCCGCCCGGTGCGTGACTCGCTGCTGGCAATCGCAGAGAAAGAGGCGGCAGCGGCTGGCCTGACCATCGCTCAGCTTGAGGCGGCAAACGCCGGGTATCGCAAGGTCAAGCAGTTGCACCAGCAGATCGCAGCCTTGAGGGCGCTGCTGTGATCTGGCTGCTTGTCCTTGTCCAGCTCATCGGCCTGCCGCTTCTGCTGGCGCTGCTTTATCCGGTGGCCATCAAGTACGAGCGCGGGCCAAAAGACCGGTGGCGCTACCTGCTTTATGTGTCCGCTGGCGTGCTTTCGTTCTACCTCAACTGGACCACCCTGGCTCTGCTGTTTTGGGACTGGCCGCGCCATGGCGAGTGGACATTCAGCATGCGCTTGGAGCGCCTGGTTTGGCGGAATGACTGGCGCGGTCGACGGGCCCGGGTCATAGCCGCCTACCTCAACCGCCACGACCCATCCCCTCCACACGTACCTATCCCGGACTTCTATGCCTGAACCCACCACATCCGGCGCAGCGGCCGCGGCCACGCTCGTGGGCGGCGCGGTGGCCGTGCCAGCCCTCAAGATCTTCGGCGTGCCCCTTGGCTTGCAGCCAGACCACCTGCTGGCAGGCTTCAGCGGGGCCATTGCGGCCATGGCGTTGCTCAACAGCGTGCCAGGTGACAGCGACACAGCCATGGAGCTGCTGAAGACCACTGCCAAGCGGATCGGCGTGGCCATCGGCTCAGCGGTGACGGCTGGCTACCTGGTGCCGCTGGCCACGCTGTTGGCCGCTGTGCCATCGCCTTTGCTGCTGTCGCTGTGTTTCCTGGTCGGTGCAGGGGCCCAGCGGTTTCTGCGCGCCGCCATCGAGCGCGGAGCCAAGCGCGTGGAGGGCAGCCAATGACAACCATCCTTCTGCACGCGGCCTACCTGGTCGCCGGCGTCATCGTGTTGGTCGAGGCGCTGAACAAAGTAGAGCGCGCCCGTCCGCTGGTGCGTGGGCTCAAGGCGCGCCAACGCATCACCGAGGCGCTGAAGGCCTTGGCCTGGGGCGCTCTGGCACTGGCCGCGGCTGGTGCGCTCGTCAACCCGCTCATGCGCGTGTCCACGGTCGAGCTGGTGGACGTGTGCGCGCTGGCTGGCATGGCTGGCCTGATCGTGCGCGCCAGGCTGCAAGAGCTATGGGGTGCTGAGCCTCAGCGCGTGGATTCCGACGACTTCCAGCGCACGCAGCGCATCACCATCAAGGGGCCCGGCCAATGAGACTGCTTCTCCAACGCACCCACACCGTGGGCCCTCGCACATTCGGCAAGCTCTTTGCCGACGGCGTGTTCCTTTGCTACACGCTCGAAGACGAGGTGCGCGAGAGCGCTGGCGTGCCAGTGGCCGCCTGGAAGATCAAGGGCCACACAGCCATTCCGTCCACGTCCTACGCTGAGCGCCCCTACCGCGTCACGCTGGAGCAAAGCCCGCGCTTTGGCCCGGACACCATCACCGTGCACGACGTTCCCGGCTTCCAGTTCATACGCATGCACGCGGGTAACGACGAGGGCGACACCGAGGGCTGCCCGCTGCTGGGCACAGCCATCAGTGATGCCGGCATCCGTGGCGGCACCAGTCGGCCTGCCGTCAAACTGGCCCGTGAGGCTGTGCGGCAAGGCATCCGCGAGGGCGGGGTCTGGCTTGACGTGGCCAACATCGTTGAGGTGGCTTGATGAGCATCTGGGCCAAGTTGGCTAGCCTTGGCATCCTGGTGCTGGCCATCCTTGCTGGCGTGTGGAAGGTCTGGCACACCGCCGACGCCACCGGTTACGCCCGCGCACGGGCCGAGGCTCAAGCCGTGGCCACCGCGCAGGCCCAGCGCAATGCCGAGCTGATGCGCGCCGCCGAGCTGCGCTACACGGTCATGCAGCCCGTGCGCGAAAAGCTGATCACCCAAAACATCACCGAGGTGCGCTATGTCACTCAAAACCTTGCCGCTTGCGTTCTTGTGCCTGATGCTGTCCGCATGCTCAACAACACGGCCCAGTGCGCCAGCTCAGATCAGCCCGCCGCCTGTGGCCCTGGTGACGGCCTGCGCCCGCCCGGCTGAGCTGCCCGAAGGTGCGACGGCGCAAGACCTGGCGCAGTGGACGGTCGGCTGGATGGGTGCCTACGGCTGCGAGCGCAGCAAAAGGCAGGCCCTGATCGAGAGTTGGCCGCGCTGAATCAGTGTGGGAGATATTGGCAGACAGAGGGCAGAAACCGCCCTTCTTGGCGATAGGTGCGGCCTATTCTCCGAGTGAGCGCATGGTTCGCACTGATAGCCGACCGTCCTTTTAATCCGTTGGTCACTGGTTCGAATCCAGTACGTCCTACCACTCTCAAAAGGCCAGTTTTAGGCCACTTTCTTGGACGGTGCAGTGTGGGAGATTTTGGCACCGATTTTTGAAACAGCCTCCCGCAGCCGGGCCTGAGCAAGGTGCGCATACCGGGCGGTGCTGACCGTGGACTTGTGGCCCAGCACCGCGCCCACGGTGTAGAGGTCTTCGCCGCGGTTGATCATCTCCGAGGCCGCCGAGTGCCGCAGATCGTGCAGGCGGGCATGGCCTAGGCCCACCTCGCGCATCGCCGCCTTGACGGCCCTGGATGCCTTCCACTTGTCGATCTTGGGTGGCCAGTCCTTGCTGACGATGTGCTTGATGCGGTCGCTCACGGGCACGATCTTGGGCCGACCGTTCTTGGTATCGGCCACCGACAGCGACCATTCATCCTCGCCCATGTGCACCGCCTGGCTGCCCAGCAGCTCGGACACCCTCATGCCGGTGTAAAACGCCACGCGGGCCACGTCTCGCGCATAGCTCAGGCCCAGCGCCCGGCTGATCCGCAGCATGTCGGCCCGTGTCAGGTAGACCTGCCGGGCGTTCTTCACCGTGGGCAAAACCATGCGCTCAGCTGGGTCGTGCTCACAGATGCCGTGGTGCTTCCACGCCCACCGGCACGCCGCCCGCAGATAGGCCAGTCGATTGCGCACTGTGCCTGGGGCCAATCCCTTCGTCTTTCCGTACTCCCGCGCCACGTCAGCCAGCTCTGACAGCCGCCTGCCTTCGTAGGCCGGCAGAAGCAGCGCCAGTGCCGATTCGATGTCCACGCGGTTTTTGAGCGTGGGCGCGTGTTGCTCAAGGTAGAGCAGCACGGCGTCAGCGATCAGGGGCTCGGGCTTGTCGCCACCAGTCGCAAGCTGGAAGAGCTTTGCTGTTTGCTGGCGGTCGTACTCAAGGGCTTGCGCCCGTGTCGTGCCTTCTGGAAGTAGCTGGTTAAAGCGTGTTCGCCTGCCATTGATGACACGGTCAAACTGGTAGTACCAGCGGCCTGAGTTTTGGCGGGAGATCGACATTTGGCAACGTAGGCATCAAGGTCTGTGGGGTCAAAGCGTACCGCACCACCAAAACGGTGGCAGGCCAGCTCGCCAGATGCAGCCAAAGCATAGACCTTGCGGGCGCTGATCTTGAGCCGTGCGGCGGCTTCCTGGGCTGTGAGCATTGCGCTCATGGCGTTGTTTTCCCCTTTGGCAATTCATAAAGCGGCCTAGCGCCTTCGTCTGTAGCCGCGCAGTCTTCCCAGCCGTCAACCGTCGAGCAAAAGTAGCCAAATGGCTCTCGGGCCAGCTTTTTTATAACTGCCGATTCAATAGCATTAAAAATCAAATCAGCAATCCATGTTTCGTAATCATCCTTAATTTTTTCACGTTCGTTTTTTGTCAGAATGCTCATGTCGTCCCCTTTAGTGCTGTGATGCCGTGGGCGGCGCGCAGCAGGCGCGTCAGGTCAGGCCCGTCAATGCGGAACTCTCCGTCATGCCATCGGCCATCGCTTTCGTCAATCAACGATTCGACCTGATCATCCGTCAGCGCCTGTGGTGCGGTCTGCGCGGGGGCGGCTGTGTAGAGCTTGGTTCCAAGCGGCAAGGAGCAGCTGAACGCCACATGGAACTCGCCACCCTCCCGCACAGCATCAACTTCGCCCACAGCCTGAGCCACGGCGGGCTGCGTGTCATCAACAAAAGACGGCTTACATGCATCACACATACAGTGGCGGCTCGGTGGATGTGGTGCGGGCTGAATGCGCGTGTAGTGCCGCTTGATCTTGTCTGGCTGTAGGCCGTACAGCCTTTGAGAAAGGCGCTTGAGTCCACCAGCCTTGCACTCCCAAATGAGCGGCTCGGACTGTGGTGCGGGCTGCGCCTCAAGGTGCGCTCGGATGGCGGCTCTGGTTTCATGCAGCGATGTGTGGTTCAGCGTTGTTTGACTCAGATCGGCGCACCAATCTAGCGCCTCAAGCGCCCGGGTGAGTAGTGCTGTTGTCATGGTTGTTTGATTGGTTGGTTTCTGTTCCGGCACACTCCGCGACCCGCCCACGCACAGGCCGTCGCACTCGGGGTTGGTGCAGTTGGGGCAGGTCATACCTTGTTTCCTTTGCTGGGCAGCGTGAATGCCCGCATAGCCCCAGGCCGGACGGCGACAGGCGTCTCGCCCATGCCGGTGCGGTAGGGTTCCTTGCTGGAGCTGTTGCAGATGCGCTGCGGCACGTCGAACTCGCGCAGGCGCTCGGCTGCCATGCGCTCGCGCACCTTGGCTGGTAGTTTGGTGTTCATGGTGTGAGCTTCAAAAGTGGGTGGTGCGGCGCCAGAACCGTGAACAGTTCTTGGACGCTCTCGGTGATCCAGACGCGGCCATCTGGAGCAACCAGCATCCATTCGCGGCTGGTCTGCATCTTGCTGATGAGATCCTCTAACTCGATGATGCTGCGATCTGATAGCGTGTTTGCGCTGGTCATGTGATCCTCCGAAACTCCACCACCCACACCCAGGGGTTGGTGTCCCATGAGCCGGGGCCGTTGATGGATTCCCACAAGGCGCGATAGGCGCCGCATCGACTGGGAAACACGTAATCTGTAGGGCTTTGGTGGTCCCAGTGATAACCGTGGGTTGGTCCTTCATCGTCCCACTCGGTTGCTCCATGGATACCCTCTGCCAGCGCATCCGCCTCGCTGATGTCCTGTAGCCGCTCCACGCGCACCGCCGTGACCTCCAGCGTGATGCGGCTGGCCCAACGGGGCATGAACATGCCGGGGCGCAGCTTGCCAAATTCGCTGGGGTGGAATGGCACCTCATCCTGCGCCTCGTACCAGACTGGCCCGCCGGAAATTTCGCGCGGCGGCACATGGTCGTGAACGGCAAGGAAGCGATAAGCCTCCCGCAACCAAAGCTGATCGCCGGGCTGGCCGTGGGGGCAGGGCATCCACCAGTCTGCATCTCGCTCGCTGTCGTACATCCACGGCCAAGGCGAGCCATCGTCGCGCTGCTCGATTTGGTGGTGCGGCTTCATCTTCACCACCCGCCGCGTTTGAATTTTTGAACCATCCAGAATTGCCCTAACCATGGCGGAAGAAAACAGAATTGGTCGTTCCTTCATGCCACACCTCCCAAAGTCAGCCCAGCATCGACCCGCCTGATGCACTCGGTCATGGCCTCTTTAAGCTGCTGGCCGGTGAGCAGCGATGTGAGCTGCTCATAGATCTCGACGCCTTGCAGCACCTCAGCCAGGCCTGGGCCATCGAATCCCCACTTGCCCGTGCGCTGGTGGCGCTGCAACACGCGGACCATGGCGTCCCTGGCCAAGATGCAGGCGTGCTCGACCATTGGCCCGCCGTCGCCGCTGATGTGTTCTGCGCAGATCATGGCCACGTTGACGGCCGCGGCGAGCGTATGAAAGTCACCCTCTTCGGCCTTTCCGTTGCGCAGGGCGTCATAAGCCAGCCGCACGGGGAGATTCAGTTGCGCCTGTTCGGCTTCGCTGAAGCCTTTGACGCGGCCCAGCACCTTGTAAATCGCAAACGGGTCGCGGGCTTGGCGCTTGGCGTGGCTTGCCATTCGGTGTGCGGTATTCATGCGGCCTCCGCAAGTGGTTCAAGGTCATCAAACAGGCTTGGCATCGAAGCCTCCTTTTCGGCAAGCCGCAGGTAATGCACCTGATCGGCAAAGTAGGCGGCGCTCAGTTCTGAGCCTCGTGCCTTGCGGCCCAGCTTGATAGCCCGCACGCCCACCGTGCCCAAGCCGTGGAACGGGTCGTAGACCACCTCGCCCTTGTTGCTGTAGCGCTCGATCAGCCGGTCAACAATGTCGAACTGCAAAGGGCAGACGTGTTTCTCGACGGCACGGTTTGACTGATCGCCGTTAAGCGTGCGCATGCGGTTGATGTCGTGCCACACGTCCGGGTGATGGCTGCCCGGTGCCAAGCTCATGAAGGTGGACGGCAGGGCATTGCGCTCTTGCAGCTGCTCACCGATGCTGACGTGGTGCGCGTAGTCATAGACCCGGCGCAGGCTGTCCTCTGTGAAGTACTTGGCCAGCTTGGCCGGGCCCATCATGGCCATCTCTTCGGCGGTGAGCAGCCGGTTGCCGCTCGAGCGCCAGAAGGCGTGCGCATCAACCTGCCAGCGCGCAAGGCTGTAGTCCTCTTTGGACTTCATCACCGGCACATCGGCATAACCGCGCCCCCGGTCAGTCTGCGGCTTGTGGAACAGCAGGATGTACTCAGGCGAGCCGACACCCATCTTGGTGCCGTCCTTGCGCATCTCGGTGTAGCCCAGCCGGTAGGTCTGGTTGTTCTCCCGAACCACGTCAGTGACCACTGTCACCATGCCCATGTAGTCAAAGCCGTGCTTGATTCCGTGGAACAGCGCCTCGGCATGGAACGGGCTGACCGTTGGAATCCCGGCACCTGTCACGTTGCCGAAGTTGATCCGGTCTTTGACGTGGCAGGCGTAGATTCGGCCCGGGCGCAGAATCCGCAGAAGTTCGGGCGTCAGAAAGTCCATCTGGGCCCAGAAGTGATCGTTGCCCTCCGTGTGGCCGAAGTCGTTGTAGCTGGGCGTGTATTCGTAGTGGTTGGCGAACGGGATCGACGTGACGATCAAGTCCACGGAGTCATCGGCCTGCTCACGCGCCTCTAAAACACAGTCGTTGTTGGCAACGTGGAACAGTTCGCCAGTCACCACGCGGCGCTGTACGCCAATCGACCTGGCCAGCGTGTCCTGCATTGCCAGATGGTTCAGGCCGTAGGTGCGGATGATTTCCGACATGCGGGCCTGCATCTCGTCGTGCTGTTCCCACTTGGTTTTCAGCGTGGCGAGTACTTCGCGCTCGGCTTCGGTGTGCACGATGTCAATGCGCACGCGCTCGGTTTGCCCAAAGCGGTGAACTCGGTGGCAGGCTTGGATGAAGTCGTTGAACTTGAACCCGACGCCCGCGAAGATGGCCCGGTGGCAGTGCCTCTGGAAGTTGCAGCCACTGCCAGCAATGATGGGCTTCGTGGACAGGATGCGGTGTTGGCCGTCGCTGAACTCCACGATGCGCTGCTCGCGCTGGTCCAGATCCTGGGTGCCCCACACGCTGACCGCCTCCGGTACCGCAGACTGGATGGCGTGGCGCTCATCCTCCAAGTCGTGCCAGACAATGAAGTGATCGTCCGGCGCTTCGTCAATCAGCTCGCGTACCCGTTCAACGCGCTTGGGCATGCTGCTGCGCTTCTCGGTCGCAGCCGCTGACAGGCCCATGGCTACATCGGGAATCAGCAGGCCTTGCCCGTTCTTTTCCTCGCCAGCTGCGTCGTAGTCGCTTGGCACCTCGTGGAAGCGCACATCCAACTCGGGCAGGACGTAGCCCTCATCGCTGTGGCCCAGGTCGCTTGGTCGCTGGATGAAGACTGCCCAAGATGCCACCCACAGCCAGAACTCATGCTCTTTGTGCGGGTACAGCGTGAGGTTTCCAGCCTTCTCGCTGTCGCGCTGGAAGAACCGGGTGAGGGCTTGGCCAGTGTCCATCACGCCCAGGTAGCCCGCGTAATGGATCAGCTCTTTGAAGCGGTTGGGGCTGGGTGTGGCCGTCGCCACGAACTTGAACTCAACCGGGTTGAAGGCGGGCAATAATTCCTGATAGGTCTTGCTCCCGTAGCTGCGCAGCACGCTGGCTTCGTCTAGGCTGGCTGCACGGAAAAGGCCCGGCGTTACCTTCCCTTCGCGCACGCTCTCATAGTTGGTCAGGTAGACGGTGCGCTCGTCGCCAATCTCGCTGTCGCTGCGGATAAAGCGCAAGTCCATGGAAAAGTCGCCCTTGAAGCGCTCGGTCACTTCGCGGGTGAACTCTTGGCGCACGCCCAGCGGCAACACTTGCAGGCGCAGACCGGGCCGGTACTGGCCGATGACGCGCAGAATTTCCAACTGTGTGGCCGTCTTGTGCAGTCCAAAGCTGGCAAAGATGGCGCGGTTGCCGCCCTTGACCGCCCAGCGCACGATGTCGCGGGTGTGTGGTTTCAGGGCTGGATTGATGGCTTCCATGGGCACATCAAAACCATCGAATGCGGCCAGCTTGACCTTGGCGCGCAGGAAGTCTTCGTAGGTCATGCTTCTGTTCTCAGGGATGGTCAGGCGGCCTGCAGCGCAGCGGCCATCAACACGCGCTCGACGATGGCTTCGCAGATGCGAGGGAAGTCAGATTCGCGGTAGAGCTTGCTGGCACGCTCGGTGGCGACTGGCTCAAAGCCCAGCTCGGACAGGCCGTCGGCGGTGATCGACAGCGGCGACAGCCGGTCGTTGATCATGCCCAGCTTGATGCGGGCGGCGGGTTCGGCGGTGCGCGGCGCAGCGGTGGGCATGGCGACCGCGCGCTGGACTTGCTGTGCGGGTGCCGGTGCTGGCGCAGGGGCTGCCGCTGCTTCGGCTTCGCGCCGGGCCTTGGCTTCTTCCTCAGCCCGGATGCGCGCCCGCTCAGCTTCCAAGCGCTCGGCCTCTTTGCGCTCATGCTCAGCAATGCGGTGCGCCACCAGCGTGCGCACGTCGTCGGCTTGCTTGAGCACGATCTGCCCAACGTCCGGGAACAGGAAAGCCTTGTCGGGCTGCTCACCCAGCGTGCGCAGGTTGGCGTGGATGCGGTTGGCGATCTCGCCCGCTGCGATCTTGGCTCTTGCCAGCTCGGTGGCGACCGCATCGCGCAGACTCTCGACCGTGCGCTTGCCCTTCACCACTCCGCCAAAGTCGGCTGGCACCTGGGGCATGTAGGCCGCAGGCATGGCCGCGTTCAGCGCGTCAATGCAGGCCCGAAGGTCAGCAATGCCACCGGCCACGATCTCGCCGCGGATGGCCTCTTTGCGGGCCTTGACCAGCTTGTCCAAGTCCAGGCGCACGCGGCGCGCTTCGGCGCTGATGTCGTCAATGGCGCGGAAGAGTTCATCGATGCTGGCCGTCTGGCTCAGCGCGTGCTGCTTCGCGGCTGCCAAGCGGTCCTCGACCTCACCGCACCACTTCACAGCCTTGTCAGCGTCGGCAAAGTCCTGATCCGTCACCAGATTGCGGTTGACGCTCTGGATGGCAGCCAGGGCCGTGGCCTTGAACTCGGCCAAGTTGCTGGCCGTCACCATGCCGGTGACCTCGATGCGCAGCGCTGGCAGGGTTTCCGGGGCCTTGCCGGTGGGCGTCACTTCGGCGACTTCTGGCACAAAGCCTTGCAGGTCCAGCTGGAACTGGTGCCAGCCCAAGGTCAGGCGATCAGCCCACGCTTGATCGGGCCGCACAATGGTGCTGACCAGCTTCTCCCGCGTCCCGTTCGACACCACGAAGATGACGCGCTCCGCACCCGTCACCAGCAGGATCTGCTGGCACTGCACCATGTAGTGCTCGGGCACCTGGCCAGCGGACACCTGCGCGGCCAAACCCTCGGACCACAGCTTGTGCTCAAAGGCGGTCAGCTTGTCAGCGGTCAGGCCGTCACAGCTTGCCGACAACAGCCCAGCCGAACACGTCACCGGGTACAGGTCATCGCCGATCAGCTCTTCGACAATCGGGCGGGCCAGCGCTTCGGTGCCGTGGCCAGCGTCAAAGACGCGCTGCTGCGCTGCCGACACTTCGCCCGCGATGCCTGTCTTTTTGAGCGTCAGCAGCTCGGTGCGCGTCATGTAGGGCGAGATGCCCAGCATTGCGGCGGCTTCGCTGGCACCGAAGTGCTCGGCGCGGAACTGGTGCCACTGACTTGAGCCTTGGGCAATTTTGTGAATCTGGGTCATCTCAGTCATTTCCGAGTGCGGCCACTAACGGATCGGCGGCTTGGGCTTCTGCGGCTGGCGGCGCGGCCAGGGCGTTGATGTCAGCGATCTGCTGCTCGCTCAGCGTGTATTTGCTTTGCAGCATTGCCAGCAAGTCGGCCACTGATGCGCCTTCGGCAGCCTGCTTTTTCCAAGTCGGCAGCTTCTTTGCGAAGCTCTCGGCAGGGCAGGGTGGCAACTCGGTGCGCTGCGCGGCTTGGGCGGGCTGAACCACTTCGGCGGGCCCCATGTCCTTCGTGGTGGGCGTGTCCATCAGTTCCTCGGCCACCGGCAGGCCGCGCAGCACGTCGGGGAACACGTCGCGCAGCGCAAAGGCTCGGGCGCGCATCTGGCGCATGCGCTTGGGGTACTGAGTCCAGGGGCCTTGCTTGCCCTTCAACCCAGCGGCGGCGGCGTCATCCATGCTGAAGGTGCGCGCCTGCTCGGGCTCACCGCGGCGCTTGACCTTGCACGTAGCGGTGTGGCCGTCGTCGGATTCGATGACCCACTCACACAGCGAGCTGCTGCGCACCAGGGCAATGACAGCATCACCCCACAGGCTGGGCCGCCCGTTGATGATTGCGAGGTTCTGCAGGGCCTGCAGGGGCTTGAGTCCCAACTCGGCACCCCACTGCATGGCGATCAGGCAATTGCCCGGCTTGCCCTTGAAGTCCTTGGGCACCATGTCGCTGTCGGCTAGGTAGTCCGAAAAGATCAGGGCCTGATCAAAGTTCTGCGGGCTCAGGTCCATTGCTGGCCTGGACTGTTCAACGATTGCGTTCATCGCTCGGTCCTTTGGTTGGTTGGTTGAAACTCAGCGCCGGGCAGTGGCCCAAGCTCGGGCCAGCGCACGGGTGATGCCTGCGCCGCCCTTGCGGTAAAAGCGAAAGAGACGGAAGAAGGTCATTGGTCGCCCTCCAAGTCATCCAGAGCCATTTCGCAATAGGCCATCCAGGCCACGATGGCGAGTGCGCAGACGTACAGCAGCGCTGCAGCTATGAGGTAGTCGAGGGCGCTCATGAAGCGCTCCCGGTGGCCTTGGCGATGGCGGCGTCGATCTGCGCCAGCGCACGGTCGTAGTCACCAACGGCCTCGGCATCGTCCTTATCAAGCCAGAGGCCATCGGCATAGACCACGAAGCTGTCTGGATCAAGGTTTGTGGTCAGTTCGTGGATTGCGCCGCAATCGACAAGCGCTTGCCGGTCGGTGCTTACGATCTCGCGGGCGACAACCAGCGCCGCCAGCAGTTCGTCGCGCTGGGCGCGGGCATCTGTGACCATCTGAGCAAAGCCGGGCAGGCCGTGCTGCTCAAGATGCTCAGTGCTTAGCCCCTCGCAGGCGACGAGGCGGCGTGCGTTGGCCGTGTCGCCTTCGGTTGTCCCGCTGTAGCCAACATCAGCAACGATGCGGCCCTTCTCGCCCCTGATCGCGTGCAGCGAATCGGTTGGCTCGCTGGCCTTGAGCCGACCCGGCGTGTGCTGCGCGCTCATGCCGCCTCCACGTTCTGTTTGGCCCAGGCGGTGGCCATGCGCTCAATCAGGCGCTTGGCCTGATCCTGCGTGCCGGGCGTGTTGTTGGCGACGTTGAGCACCAGCTGCAGCACTTCGACCGGGCTGGGGCCGTGGCTGTACTCACAGGCCTCCTGCATCAGCTCGGCGAGGGTCTGCTGGCGCTGTGGCAGCGTGCCAATGTCTGTCGGCTTGATCAGCCAATCGCAGACAGTCGGTGCCCACGGTGCCAGGGCGTTCGCATCGCCCTTGATGCAGGCCAGCATGAAGCTAGCATCAAGCTGCTGCTCGGCCTTGATCAGCCGATCGTTGGCCGCATCAACCGCCGCAAGGTGCCGCTCGGCGTCGGCAACCGGGTCCATGCTGTACATCGCTCTCTCCCATTTAGGCGTCGGTGCGACGCGATGGGGAGAGTATGGTTCAACCGTACAGACTAGTCAAGTTGAACCGTACAAAATCAGATGTAAAAAGATGTAATGAGGACCCAACTTCCATGGGGTCTTCTGGAATAAGGGCGAAAAAAAACCGCCTCAAGGGCGGTCTTGGCGGGTCTTGCCGTTCTAGAGGTCGCTTTTGTTCGATCCTGCGCTGACGCTCCTGGCCCGCCTGTGCGCGTCAAGGTCTTGAATGATCAGGTTGCCCTTCCACCCGTCAAGACTCATCAGTTGACCGCCGTTGCCGCGCCATCGATATTCGTTCAGGTGTCGCTTCGTCAGTGAGGAATTCGGTTCGCCAAACTTTTCAATCAGAGCGTCACGCACCTCTGTGTTTGAGTACTGCCCAGACTGAGTAAGGCCCGCAAAAATGGTGACGACCTTGCCTTCAAAGAAGGCCACCACCAGCCTGCTCACTGGTTGATTGGCCACAGTGGTAGGACCTAAGTCACAAGACACAACAGGCTGATTCGCCGGGCCGAAAACTGTGGACCCTTGAGGGCATTCGGTCATCGGTTGCCCAAGAGCGTAGCCCTTAAGGTCAAAGGCGTTTGCCTGGAGTGACAACAGCGCGCAAAGCGCTAGCAGGTAGGTTCTCACTTTTGTGCTTCCTCTTCTTCGGTTGCGGTTGGTGTGGTTGGCTTGGCTGATGGCTCGCCCATCATCAAGGCCAGCACGGCTTGTTTGTCGGCATTGCTTAGGGAGTGAACCACCCCAGCAGCGTTCATTGCCTCTTTGTTCTTCGACAGGTCGCCAAAGATCAAGTAATCCGCGCTGAGCCTGAGCTTAAGACAAATCACCCTGATTTGATCGGCCTTGGGGTAGTGGCGCTCGTTTTCCCAATCGCTGACAGATTGCTTTGAGGCGTCTTTCTTGCCGTCGCCACCAGCTCCAAGCCCCAGCTCGACGCCACTCATGCCCAGTTCAAGCCGCCGATCCCGGAGCCTTTTCCCGAATCCAAAGGATGCGTTCTTACCCATGTTGGCCAGCTTAAAGAAAGCGGCCTACATGACGAAAGGTTGGTACGGTCTAGCTTGACACCTGCTGTCCGGTTCAACCATACTCGCGCCATGAACAACTGGCAAACGCTCTTTGATCGACCCGGCTTTCAAGCACGACTTGCACGCAGATTCGATCTTTCCCGCCAAACGGTGAACGGTTGGCGCGCAGGCATCCCGATCCCCTACTGCGCTGGCGTAGAGGCTGAGTGTGGCGGTGAATTCACACGCCGTGACTTTCGCCCCGATGACTGGCAAACGATCTGGCCCGAGCTCGTGGGCGCAGAGGGTGCCCCACCGATCCCGACAGAAGCAGCGGCGAGCTAAGAGGCTGGTGGTCTTCATGCCAGGCATCAAAGACGCATCAATTCGTGAGCGAAACAGCCAGCGCATCTTTGGGTGCTCAGAGGCAGTCGCGCTCAGCCTGAACGATGGCAAGCGTTTGCGCGATCCATCCAGTTTGGCGATGAAGTACTGCATTCAGCGGCAAGCCGCAGCAAAGCGAAAGATTGCTTGGGAGATCACCTTTCCAGAGTGGTTGGAAGTCTGGCAGCGATCTGGTCTTTTGGCGCATCGAGGCGTTGGCCGGGCTGGTTACTGCATGGCTCGGCATGGCGACGAAGGCCCTTACCGAGTGGGAAATGTGTCTATCAAGTCCAGCGTTGAGAACAGCCGGGAAGGCATCAGCAAGACCATTCGCCTGCGAAAAGGAAAGCCAAACGGTGGCATCAATCCAGCGCTTGGTAAAGGGCGCGGCTGGACGAAACGCGCCAAAGGAGCGCTCCCTTACCAAGTCGTCGTTGGCTCTAAGTACGTCGGTGTTTTCGCTACTGAGGCAGAGGCTCGATCCGCTTACTTGGCCGCGTGTGAAGTTCATAAAAGCCCTCGTTTACTGACGGCTTGATTCTGTTTTTTTTACCCCTTCCAAGGTCCGCAACAGCGCTCAACAGAGTTGAGGAACAACGTGAACCAGCTATCAATACCGGTTGAAGTGCGCCCTGAAGAGGTGATGCGAAAGCAGAGCCTTGGCGCGGCCATTGAACTCTGCGCCGAGGTGGGTGGCTACGCCCTGGACAAGAGCCTGCAGCAAGACCTGGGCGTGGACAAAGCCCAGTTCAGCCGCTGGCAGTCGGGCACCGAGGGCGTGCAGTGGGCCAAGTTCTCTGCCCTGATGGACAAGTGCGGCAACGACGCGCCGGTCCTCTGGATGGCCTACCAGCGGGGCTATGACCTGCACAGCCTGCGCCGCCGCGAGAGCGAAACCGAGCGCGAGAACCGGCTGCTGCGCGAGGAAGTGCAGGCCCTGCGCCGTGTGATTGGCAGGCCGGCATGACCCGCGCCGAAGCCATCGTCGTGCAGACAAGGCCTGTTCCAGCGGCTGTTCGCGTCTCCTGCGAGGTTCACCAGTTGCCAATGGGTGACGACGAGCTTGAGCTGCACATCCAAGCCTGTGGCGATCAGATGCGCTTGGCTCACTCAGAAGGCCGCAGAACCGATGCCATGGACTGGCTGAGGCGTCAGAACGACGCCATCAAGGCGCGCAGCCCGGAACAGGTGCGACGCATGGAAGTGGAGCGCGGAATAACGTGAACTTCTACCCACGTCACATTGGTGACTACCTCAGAAACACTGCCCACTTATCGCTTTTGGAGCACGGTGTTTTCACGCGCTTGATGGACGTGTACTACACCCGCGAAGGCCCTATTCCTGACGATCAGGCGGCGAGGCTGATTGGTGTTCGATCCAAAGAAGAGCGCGAAGCCTTGGCGGCGGTTCTGCAAGAGTTCTTTGTGCGAGATGCGGACGCATGGCGGCAGTCCAGATGCGATCAAGAAATTGAACAGTTCAAGGACAAGCAACGCAAAGCGAAGGCATCGGCTGAAGCACGCTGGGCGCATACCGAACGCAATGCGAACGCATCACCGAACGCAATGCGAACGCATAGCGAAGGCAATGCTCCCAGTAACCAAGAACCAATAACCAAAGAAGAAGACAGTGGTCGTTCCGCTATCGCGGAGCCGACTGCCAAGCCGCTTTCGGTCAAAGACTTGGTGGCAGAGGGTGTCGATCGGCAGGTGGCATCGGACTGGCTGGTCCTGCGGAAAGCCAAGCGCTTGCCCCTGACGGCCACGGCCTGGGCGGAGACGAAGGCGGAGGGGTTGAAGGTTGGCCTTGACGCGGCGCAGACGGTGGCGCACGCCGTGGGCAGCAACTGGGCCGGGTTCAAGGCGAGCTGGCACGACCGGGACAAGGCCACTGGCCGGCCAGGTGCGGCTCGGTCGGATCAAGTCGGGGTGATCGTATGACCGGCCACGAACCGCTGCTGCGCATGCGCCGGGCTGGCAAGCGCCCTCAGTGCGTGATGGTCTACGACGACGACGCGACGATCTGCGTGCAAGCCGCGGCGCAGTGGCACGAACAACCCAACCCCTACGCGCAGCGCTTTTTCGCCTGCATCCGCATGACCCGCGAGGACATCCCCGAGACGCTTGATCTGCGCTGCGTGGTGGGCTTGGAGGTGCATCTGGACTGCCAGCGGTCTGAAAGCCGCGCCAAGCGCGTTTTTGATGCCTTGGTGAAGGCTGGCGCGGCTGCGGTGGTTTCGGTTCAAGGCAATGACGTTTGGCTACATCGGAGAGCACATGGCTGAAATCATCGACAGCGACGACATCGATTTTTCGCTATACGAGCGCGAGACAGAGGCGCAGCAAAAGGTCAAAGACGCATCGATTTGGGTGCAAGAACTCATTGACCGCATCAAAAACCCGGTGCGGTCACAGCACACCCTGATGCCGTGGGCGAAGACGCACAACCGAATCCAGTTCAGGCCGGGCGAGGTCACGGTTTGGGGCGGTGCCAACGGCCACGGCAAGTCACTGGTGACCGGACAAGTCGCGCTCAGCCTTTGCGCTCAGGGTGAAAAGGTCTGCATTGCTAGCTTTGAGATGAAGCCGATCAAGACCTTGGAGCGCATGGCCACGCAATGGGCAGGGCCAGACATGGACAGCAGCGCCGGCCTGATCGACAGCTATGAGCAGTTCAGGGACTGGACAAACGGCAAGCTGTTTTTGTACGACCAGCAGGGCACGGTGACGGCCCGGCAAGTCTTTGCCGTGGTCAGGTATTGCGCCAAAGAGAGGGGCATCACCCATGTCTTCATTGACAGCCTCATGAAGTGCGTGGCCGGCGAGGATGACTACAACGGCCAGAAGGCGTTTGTTGACGAGCTGACGGCCATTGCCCGCGATCACGGCATCCACGTTCACTTGGTGCACCACATCAAGAAGCCTGAGAGCGAAGACAGCAAGCCCAATAAGTACGCCTACAAGGGCTCAGGTTCGATCACCGATCAGGTGGACAACGTGATCAGCGTCTGGCGTAACAAGGCCAAGGAACGCGCCAAAGAGGGCGGCAAGACTGACCGCGAGAAAGAGCACGACTGTTTGCTGATTTGCGACAAGCAGCGCAACGGCGATTGGGAGGGAACCATCGGACTGTGGTTTGACCGTCCGAGCATGCAGTTCGTTGGAGAGGCAGGGCAGCCGCCATTGGCTTTGTACGAAAACCCAAGGCTGAGCGCATGAGTCGCCGCATGACCGTTTACCAACTCCTCCAAACCAAACCGATGACACAGCCCCAGCTAATTAAGGCCACGGGTTGGGATGCCAGCGCAGTCAAAACCGCGCTTCAGGGCTTGAGACAAGGTGGGTATGTCACGCGATCAGGAAGTGCCCGAGGCGGTGTTTATGCAGTTGCGAAAAACCGCAGCTATGGGGGAGCAGTGGCACATCGATCAAGCCGTGTGGCTCGCCTGGCAAGACGGCAATGTGAGCTTGCAAAGTGGATGGCGCGACTACGTCTGGGCGGAGGTCAGGGCAATGGACACGATATGGCCGGGGTCGAAGGCCAAGTTTCTGGCGCGCATGAAGGCGCTGAGGTCACAGCATGAGCGCGCTGCAAGTGACCCTGCCATGGCCGCTCAAAGAGCTAAGTCCTAACGTCCGGGCGCATTGGACGGTGCGGAGCAAGGCGGCGAAGAAGTACCGCGCAGCCTGCAACCTGTTGGCGCTTGAGGCCGGCCTGCGCAAAGGCTCAGTGACGTGGGAAGGCGACATCCACGTCTGGATCGACTTCTACCCGCCTGATCGCCGCGCTCGTGACGACGACAACCTGATCGCGGCTTTCAAGTCGGGCCGCGATGGGCTGGCCGATGCCCTGGGCGTGGACGACAAGCGATTCCGCATTCACCCCTATGTCATGGCCCAAGTGGGCGGCATGGTGAAGGTGCGGCTCACCCCTGAACCGAAGCTGCCGTCATGACCACAGAGCAACGCTGCGCCGAAGCGCTCAAACGCATCAACGAATGGATCAACCGATCAGCAGGCCAGCACATGCGGGCACTGAGGCGCAAATGAACGTCCGCACGATCAACGCCATCAACCCTCAACAAGCGCACAAGGCGCTGTCTGAGCAGCTTTGGCCCTTCGTCAAGGCAATGCTGACCGCTGGCCACCAGATCAGCATCACGGCCAAGCCAGCCACGCGAAGCACGGAGCAAAACGCAAAACTGCACGCCATGCTGGGTGAGATTGCCAACCAGAAGCATTGGGCTGGCCAGCGCCGGGACAGCGAGGTCTGGAAGCGCCTTCTTGTGGCCGCGTGGTGCCGGGCCCGTGGTGAGTCCATCGAGATACTGCCAGCGCTGGATGGTCATGGGGTTGACGTGGTGTTCAGGCGCACCTCGGAACTGACCAAGGGCGAGATGGCCGAGCTGATCGAGTTCGTCCAAGCCTGGGCGGTGGAGCAGGGCGTTCGCCTGGCTGACCAGTGGGTGGACCCTGAGACTGGCGAGGTGATGCCGTGAGTAAAACCACCCTCGTCGATCTGAGGTCAGGCAATCGCATTGATTGGCCGCAGGTCATCCTGGACCTTCAGCGGTCCGACTGGGGGCAATCGCAGAGGAAGTGGACACCGATGCAAGCCATTGCCGAGGCTTGCGGGCGTGGCCCGAGCTGGGTGTGGGCCTTGAAGAACGTGGACGGAACCGAGCCAAAGTTCCACGACGGCATGATGCTGATCGGCTTGTGGGCGGAGAAAACCGGCGGCACTGAGCTTCCATTTCATCGGGAAACCAAAACCGCTTTGTCTTGAGACTCGGGGGGTTTCGAAAAACCCCTTGGAGTTGCCATGCCCAGAGCTGCCCGCGTTGATGTAGTCCACGTCCCTGGCGAAGCCAACGAAGCCGCTGGTGAGCAGCCTGCAGACGAGCTTCCTACCGAAGCGCCAGCGGCAGAGCCAGAGCAGCCGGTTGTAGCGCTGGCACCCGGCGAGCTTCCCACCGAAGAACAAGCCTTGGCCATCGTTCGGGCTGATCCGGTCCGTCGCTCGGTGCTGTCCAAGTCGGGCTACGTCACCCTGCCCAAGATCGTGCGCGAGCGCGACGAATCCGGCTTTGCGAAGGCCTGACCATGTGCACCGGGCTTGAGCTGCTGGCTGCTGCTGGCACTGCTTCCAGCATCAAGTCGGCCAACGACCAGCGCAAGGCGTCCAAGAACGCTGAGCGCCAAGCAGCCAACGCTGAGACTGAGCGCAAGGCCGAAGAAACGAAGGCCCAGCAAAACGCCTACGCCCAAACCCAGATGTCGCGCAAGGCTCTGCGCGAGAACTCACTGTTCACCGGGGGCGGCACTTCGGCTGGCCAGCAGACCTTGGGGGTTTGATGGCCGATGCCGACAAGATCAAGCGCCGCGATGCTGACCTTCAAGCGGAGAAGCAACTCCACGAGCAGGTTTGGAAGGACTGTTTTGATCTGAGCATGCCTGCCCGTGCTCATGGGTTAATGTCCGAGATCATCACGGCGACCGACGCCCAGCAGCGCAAGGCGATCATTTACGACTCGACGGCACCCGAATCGGTGCGGGTTGGTTCAGCCACGGCGATGGGCGGCATGGTGCCCAGCAATGCGCAGTGGTTCTACCTGGACATCGGCAGCGAGACCGACGCCGAGCAGGTTTGGTTGGACGAGACTGCCAAGTTCATCTGGCAGAACATCCACAGCAGCAACTTTGACGCCGAGGCGTTCGACGCCATGCACGACGTGTGGATCGCCGGATGGTTCGTGCTGTATTGCGACGAGCAGGACGAAGGCGGCTTTCACTTTGAGTGCTGGCCGATCGGTGAGTGCAAGGTCGCATCGACTCGCACTGGCGGGCTGATCGATACGGTCTACCGGCGCTACCGCAACACCGTGGGCCAAGTGGTGACCAAGTTCGGCTTGGATGCGGTGTCGGACAAGGTGCGCACGATGTGGGAGAACAAGAAGTTCGACGAGAAGGTCGAGCTGCTGCACGCCATTGAGCCCCGCGAGCAGTACGACGGCAACGCCAAGATGGGCACTGCCATGCGGTTTGCGTCGTGCCACATGGAGTACGACAGCAAGAAGCTGCTGCGCGAGAGTGGCTACCAAGAGTTCCCCTGCATGGTGCCGCGGTGGTCGCGCCTGCCCAATTCTGCCTATGCCACCGGCCCCATGTCGGACGCTCTGCCCGACGTGCGCACGCTGAACGAGGTCACCAAGTGGACCTTGATGGGTGCCGAGACTGCCATCGCACCGCCCATGATCGCGGAAGACGACGGCGTTCTGAACCCGAAGAACATCAAGATGGGGCCACGCAAGATCATCGTGGCCAACTCGGTGGATTCCATGAAGCCGCTGATCACCGGGGCGCGGGTGGACTTCGGGCAAATGACCCGCGAAGGCCTGCAGGCTGGCATCCGCAAGATCCTGATGGCCGATCAGTTGCCGCCAGTCGAGGGCCAAAGCAAGACCGCCTATGAGTGGTCGGTGCGGGTGCAGATGCTGCGCCAGATGATGGGTCCGATGTTCGGGCGGTTCCAAGCCGAGTTCTTGGGTCCACTGGTGGAGCGCTGCTTCGGCATCGCCTGGCGTGCCAATGAGCGCAGCGGCTACCGCCTCATGGGCAGGCCACCTGAGACGCTGCTGGACCGCAATTTCACGGTGCGTTACTTGTCGCCGCTGGCCCGGGCCCAGCGTGAGAACGAGCTGGCCAGCATGGATCGCTTCGAGGCTGACTTGGGCATGACCTCTCAAACGACTGGCCGCACTGACCTGCTGGACCTGTACGACTGGGAAGAGGGCAAGCGCGAGAAGTCCCGCATGCTGGGTGTGCCTCAGAAGCTCATTCGGGATGCCAAGGCGCTCCAACAAATCCGCGAGCAGGCCGCCCAAGCGCAACAGGAAGCCCAGCAGCAGGCCATTCAAGCCCAAGGCCAGGTTGAGATGCAGGGTGCGATGGCTCAGCGTGTGGCGACTGCAGCATGAGCCAGGAACCAGACGAACGCGCGCGGCTTGATGCCCTGTACCGCGACCTGTTCGAGGTGGACAAGCGGGGCACGGAGGTGTTCGAAGACCTCTACCGGCGGTTCGCCAGCAAGGCCAAGGTGCACACAGCGGGTGGGATCGACGCGGTGTTGAAGACCTACCAAGACGCGGCGCACCGGGAGGTCATTGAGTACATCGTCACTCGCTGCAACCGGGCCAACGGCGTCAACGATTCCCAACCCACCCCAGGAGATGACCATGCCACCTGAAGCCGCCCCAGCCCCTGCTCCCGCTGATCCAAGCGCCGCAGCGAACGCAGCAGCCCCATCCCAAGACTCGCTGTTCACTCAGCCTGCCGCTGCCGCACCAGCTGCCGCCCCGGCACCCCAAGACACCCCACCCGGTGAGCCCAAGCCAGCAGCCGAAGGCCGTCCCGACTGGCTGCCCGAGAAGTACGCGGTGCTGGGTGCCGACGGCAAGCTCGACCTGGCCGCCAGTTCGCAGAAGCTGGCCGACGGCTACTCCAACGCGGTCAAGCGCATCGGCACTGGGGACCTCCCGCCAGAGTCTCCGGACGCCTACAAGGACAGTCCCATACCGGACGAGTTCAAGGACGTGCCCTTGGACCCCGAACTCACCCGCTCTTTTCGTGAGCGCGCACACAAGGCCGGACTCACCCAGTCACAGCTCGATTTCGTCATGGGGGAATACTTTGGCGTGGTGCCTTCGCTGCTCAACGCTCAGGCCAGTTTCACTGCCGATCAAGCGCGGGCCGAGCTGTCCAAAGTGTGGAGCAACCCGGCCGAGCTGCAGGCCAACATGACCCACGCGGAGCGCGCAGTCTCAGCGCTCCCCGGCCCACTGGCTCAGCAAGTGCGGGAGAAGTACGGCACCGACCCGCTGTTCTGGCAGTTCGCAGCCCAGTACGGGCGTGAGGTGGGTGAAGACCGCTCACCGCAATCCCCAGGCGCGCAAGCCACAGCAACCGACGTGGACGCCCTGATGCGCACTGATGCCTACCGCAACCCCAAGAACCCAGACCACGCCAAGGTCAGCGCGCAGGTTCGTGAGGCGTTTGAGAAGCGCTTTGGCACCGCTCCAGCCATGGCCTGATCCGTTCAACCATCAACTTAACAGAGACCCACCATGTCATTCCAAACACTGCTCGCATCCGCAGCACGCACGGCTTCACAAACGACGCCGCAAACCGGCTCGATCAATTCGCAGTCGGATACCGGCAAAACAGTCACGCTGGTCTTTGACGTTTCCGCAGTCCCAGGCACGGACACGGTGCAACTCGTCGTCGAGCACATCGACCAAGCGGGCCGAGTCATTGCCGCATTTACAGCCGCCGCCCGTGTGGCCGTTGGCACCGACATCGTGATCTTGGGTGAAGGCCAACCAGTCCTGACGCCAGCATCGGCGGCCGGTGGAGTGCGTCATTCAGCACCGATCCAGCTGGGCCAGTACCGCTGCCGGGTTGTCCACAGCGCTGGGACTTCGTTCACGTATTCGCTGACTGCTTCAGACTGAGCGCCTCGCGCGCACGCGCATTTGGAAGGCATTTCATCGGGAAACCGAAACGCCTTCCGTTTCACACTGCGAGCCACTCAGAGCCCGGCATGGCAACCGGACACCTCTTAAACGCTCGCAGAGTGCGACACAAGCCGGTCTCACTCCCGTAGCAGGCCCGGGTAACCGGACACCCTGACCCCAAGGCGAACCAACCATTCAACTTCGGAGTTCAGATCATGTCCACGATCACCCAAGCATTCGTCCAGCAGTGGGATACCGCTGTTCGGGCTGAGGCAGCACAGCGCGATTCCCGTTTCATGTCTGCGGTCAACGACCGTGGCACGATCACTGGCGAGTCGTTCACCATCAACTTCCTGGGCGACGACGGCAGCCTGCTGGATGCCAACAACGTCCGCCACGGCGACACGCAATGGACCATTCCAGAGCATGCAACGCCTGTGGTCAACATGGCCGACTTCTACAAGGCCTATCCGCTCGACCGCAACGACATCCCCAAGATGATCGTCAACCCTGTGACTGGTGGCGACTACATGGGCTTGCTCATGAACGCCAAGAACCGCCGCATCGACGACATCATCTACCGCGCAGCACGCGGCAGCCAGTTGCGCAAGGACGGCACTTCGCAGGCTTTGCCCGCCACGCAGAAGATTGCTGCAGGTGGCACTGGCTTCACCAAGGCCAAGGTTATCGAGACCAAGAAAATCTTCCGCCGCAACGAAGCAGACGAGTTCGCGGGCGAAGAGCTGTACATCGCCTACAACGATGTGATGCTCGAAGACATCTTGGCCGACACCCAGTTGACCAGCGCCGACTACATGGCCGTGAAGATGCTGCAGAACGGCGACATCTCGGGCAAGTGGATGGGCTTCAAGTGGCTGCCATTCAACGGCATCGAGCTCAACGGCGGCTCCTACTTCACCATTGCCTGGGCCAAGTCTGGCATCCACTTCGGCAAGGGCTACGAAGAAGGCAACGTCACCCGCCGCGGTGACAAGAAGGACGCTTGGCAAGTGTCGATGGGTGCCTCCTACGGTGCCGGTCGTCAGGACGCCAAGAAGGTCGTCGAAGTGGCCTTCACCTGATCAACCTGAAACCGGAGAAACACCATGCCTGAATTCAATTCACGACAAGCGGCGCTGATTGCCTCGGGCCAGAAGGTCCAAAGCAATTCGGACGGCACTGGCCGCACGCTGACGATCATCACGCCAGCAACGGCTGCTTGGGCTGCCAACGACACCATCGCGAGTGGTCTGATGATCCCCAAGGGCTCACGCCTCAAGCTGGGCTCTTTGGTGTCCACGGCTGCGATGGGCGCTGGCATCACGCTCAGCGTGGGCATCCGCAACTTCCGCACCAAGGCTGCAATCACAGGCGCAGGCGGCGCTGCTGGCATTGCCAGTGCGGTGTCCGTGGCCTCTGCTGGTGTGTTCCAACTGAACAACGGTTCGCTCTGCGCGGCTGGTGTGGATCACATCGTGCCGGAAGACGCCGAGGTGTACGCAACGCTGGCCGGTGGCACTCCCACTGCCAACGCTCAGGCGCGGATCGACATTGAGTACGTTCCCTACGGCTGCTGATCGGGGCTGCCCCGTTGAGTAAGCAAGGGGGCCTCTCGGGGCTCCCTTTTTCTTTGGAGATCGCGCATGGCCAGTGATGTGGAGATTTGCAGCAACGCCCTGTTGCTTCTGGGTGCCCGGACGATTGCCTCATTCACCGAGGTGAGCGATGCGGCGAAGCTGTGCGCCAACATCTACCCGCTGGCCAAGCGCGACATCCTGCGCCGGCATAACTGGAACTGCTGCCTGAAGCGCGTGGTGCTGTCGCCCGAGGTGACGAACCCGGCATTCGATTGGAAGTACCAGTTCGCCCGGCCCAACAACTGGCTGCGCACCATCCAGGTGGGCTACAGGGGCGACGAACTGGAGTACGTCATGGAGGGTGTGCGCATCCTGGCCAACACCAACGTTCTGCCCTTGCTGTACGTGGCCGATGTGACCGAGGGCGAGTGGGACTCCCTGCTGGTGAACGTGATGGTCAAGCGCATGGAGATGGATCTGGCCTATCCCATCACCAAGTCCACCAGCCTGCGGGACAGCCTCAAGCAGGAGTTCTACGCCAAAGGCGTGGGTGTGCTGGCCCAGGCCAAGACCATTGACGGCCAGGAGAACCCGCCAGAAGACTGGAACGACTCGCCATTCCTTCAGGTCCGGGGCTGATCCATGAAGGTTCAGACGATCACCACGAACTTCACAGCCGGCGAGCAGTCGCCGCGGCTGCGCGGTCGGGTGGACCTAGATAAGTACAACGCCAGCGCGCAGGAGCTTTTCAACTGCTTTGTGTTCCGCCAAGGCGGCGTCTCGATTCGACCGCCCACGCGGTTCATTGCTGAGGTCAAGGACTCGACCAAGGCCACGCGCATCGTTCCCTTCGTGTTCTCCCGCACCGACGCCTACCTGTTGGAGATGGGCGAGAACTACATGCGGGTGTTCAAGAACGGCGCTGCGGTGGGTGCACCCTACGAGGTGGTGACGCCTTACTTGGCCTCGCAGATCGGTCAGGTGGACTACAGCCAAGGCGCGGACACGATGCTGGCGGCTCACGGTTCGGTGCCGGTCCAAGCCATCCGCCGGTTTGCTGACGATCAGTGGACAGTGGCCCCGGCCACATTCAAGCCCGCTGCGGTGACTGAGGTTGGGGACAGGGCGGCTGTCACCATGACGATCAGCAACGTGGCCGTGGGCGCCGGCCGGACATTGACGGCCAGTGGGGCATTCTTCCTGGCGGCTGACGTAGGCCGCACCATTGAATGGGCAGGCGGCAACGCCACGATCACCGCCGTGGGTTCTGGCACCAGCGCCACGGCCACGGTAAATGCTGCGTTCGGCTCAGCTTCTGCGGTCGGTACGGCTGGCTGGGTGCTGAACGGCACACCCCAGACCACATGCACGCCGAGTGCGGCCAGTCCGCTGGGTGCTGCCTGCACGCTCACGCTGTCCGCTGCTGGCTGGCGTTCTGACGCTGTGGGTGGGGTGGTGGAGCTAAACGGCGGTTTGGTGCGGATCACGGCTTACAGCAGCACCACGGTGATCAGCGGCGTCATCGTCAAGGTGTTGAGCGGCACGACCGGTGCACCAGCCGATGCCTGGGGCCTGCGCAAGGTGGCTTGGAATGTTGATGACGGCTACCCGAAGGCGGTGACGTTCTATCAGCAGCGCACCTGGCTGGCCAACACCCAGCGCTACCCGCAGACCAAGTGGGGCAGCAAGTCCGGCCTGTTCTTCGACTTCACGCCCGGCGTCGATGACGACTCAGCGATCTACAAGACCCTGGACACCGACGAGGTGAACCCCATCGACTACCTGCGCAGCAGCAGCAGCCTGATCAGCCTGACGCTGGGAGGTGAGTTTGAGACGCGCGGCGGGATTGAAAAGCCTGTGTCTCAGACCAACGCCAACATCACCCTGCGTACGCGCTGGGGCTGCGATCAGGTCCGGCCTGAGCGTGTGGGCAGCGAGCTGCTGTTCGTGGAGCGTGGTGGCAAGACCCTGCGCGCACTGGCGAATGAGTCCGAGGGGTTCAGCGCCCGCGACGTGTCCGTGTTCAGTGAGCACCTGATGCGCCAAGGCCTGCGGTCAATGGCTTACGAGCAGGCCCCTGAATCCGTCATCTGGGCGGCCACTGGCGACGGCAAGCTGCTGGCCATCACCTTTAACTCTGAGCAGAACACCGTGGCGTTCTGCAGCGGTGACGTGGGCGGCAATGTGGAGTGGGTTGCCTCAGTGCCGGACGGCACCTACCTGCTGGTTCAGCGCACGATCAACGGCGTGAGCAAGCGCTACATCGAAAAGCTGGACTGGGGCGACTGGACCGACACGCAAGTGATTCGCAACGCCCACGACTGCCGCAAAGAGGTCACCGGGGCTGCATCGACCACTTGGGCGGGCTTCGGACACCTCGAAGGCGAGACGGTCAGCGTCTTGGCCGACGACATCTATGTTGGTGATGTGGAGGTGACGGGTGGCGTCATCACCCTGCCCAGAACAGCGACCAAGGTTTCTGCCGGCCTGCCTTACGTGGCCCGCATTGTTCAGCAGCCGCCCGAGGTGAGCACGGGCACGGGCACCTCGCAGGGTCAGGCCATCTCGACCAACAAGGTGCAGGTTCGGTTCTTCAAGACCATCGGCTGTCAGGTCAATGGTCAGGATTTGCCATTCCGTGCGTTCGATGTGCCTGAGACGCTGGACCAGCCGTTGCAGCCGTTTAGCGGCATCAAAGAGATTTCCACGCTGGGCTGGGCCATGGGCGAGTCCACGCTGACGCTGGAACAGAGGCAGCCATACCCCTGGACGGTGCTGGCTGTCATCCGCGAGTTCACCGTGAACGCAGGCTGAGCATGATCCGCAAGGCCACACACGACGATCTGGACGCCCTGGTGGAGCTGGGCGCTCTGATGCACGCCGAGAGCCCAAGGTTCTCACGGTTGGAGTTTGTGGGCGACAAGCTGCGCGCCACGCTCACCCAGCTGCTGGAGGCGCCCGGGGGGTTCCTTTGGGTGGCTGAGCACGAAGGGCGGCTGATCGGCGGCATGGCCGCTGTGGCTTTGCCTCACTGGTGCAGCAATGACTTGGTGGCCAGCGACTTGGCGCTGTTCGTGGCGCCCCAACACCGCGGCGGACTGGCCGTGCTGCGGCTGGTCAACCGTTACCGGAAGTGGGCGCAGATGGAGATGGCGGCAGCCATCGTCCAGCTTGGCGTGAGCACTGGCGTTCAAACCGAAACCACGACCCTGCTGTTTGAGCGGCTGGGGTTCAAGCGCTGCGGCGCAATCTTGGAGGCATGAGCTATGTGCACCGGAGCGGAAAGCATGCAGATGGCGGGTCAGGCAGCCGGAGGCTACTCCCGCATGGTGCAGGGGAAGTCTCAGCAGTCGCTGGCCAACGCTGATGCGCTGTACGAAAAGGACGCGGCCCAGCAGCAGGCCGAGAAGATTCTGCGCGCTGGCGCAAAGCAGAAGAGCGCGGCGCGCGCAGCAACGGGGGCAAGCGGTGCACGTATCGACGAGTTCTCCATGGGCGCTGAGCAGGAGATTGATGCACTGGCTGGCGAAGACGCGGCCATGACCATCCTGAGCGGGGATCGCCGGGCGCGCTCGCTGCGGTTCTCGGGTGAGTCCGCTGCACGAGCTGGGCGCAACGACTTCAAGACATCGCTGTTCAAGACGGCCAACGACGGCTACTCAAACTGGAAGGGCGCCAAGACCACTAATCAGGGCTGGGATTGGTCTGGTGGCCGTGGTGGGGAGGTCAGCTAAATGGCCAAGATTCCAAGCGGGGAGGGCTTTGGCGAGGTTGTTGCCCGGCCAGTGCGGTACAACGAAACGCAGGTATCGCGCGGCGCTTTTGGCGAGCAGATGGCCGGTGCTGTGGAGCAAGTCGGCAGCGAGCTGGTAACGCAGGAGCGCCGATTGGCAGCCCAGGAGGCGGCGCAGGCCAAGGCCGCTCGGGAAGCCGCAGACCGTGCTCAAGCAGCCATCGAGCTGCAGGGCGCGGAGACTGACCTGGACCTGATCGCTGACGAGGTGGCCGAGGGTGTTCGAACCGGCCAGATCGACAAGGCCAAGGCGACGGAGGAATTCAATCGGCGCTCTCAGGAGCGTGTCAAGACAAGCCTGCCAAACATCCCACAAGCGCACGCGGCATTGGCTCAGGCAGCGCTCAACGGGCGCACTGGCAGACTCGGCCGGGCGGTGGGCAAGGCAGTGACACAGCGCGACCAAGCGGACGTGCGCTCAGGCATCAATCAGCAGTTGGAATATGCCCAGCGGCTGTACCTCAAAGACCCAGTGGCTGCAGACAAGATGGTGGCCGACACCATCGCCGCTATTGGTCCGTTCAGCGGTATGGACCCTGCGGACTTGCAGAAGACCCAGCAGACCTGGCGCGAGAACACTCGACTCAACAAAGCTCAGACCCTGCTGACGGCGGCGCGGCGCGATAACAAAGCGCTGAGCGAGGTGGAGAAAGCCTTGGGCGGTGACGAGTTTGCAGACTTGGACCCTGGCCGCAAAGCCACGCTGTTGGGCCAGATCGAGGGCTTCAAGGTTGCCAACCTTCAACGCGCAGAGGCTGAGGCCCGGCGTCGTGATGCCGACCAAGAGCGCTACCTGCGCCGGGCTGAGGCTGAGTTCAACGCTGCGCAGTCGATCATCAGTCAGGGCAAAACGCTGTCGCCAGAGTACGTTGAACAGGTGACGCGCGCGACCGCTGGCACTCCCTACGCGCGGGCGCTCAATGAGACGCTGCGGCAGGCACCCGAGCGGGCCATGTTTGGCGTGCAGCCTTTGTCCGTTCAGAGAGACGCGCTGATGCAGGCGCGAGCCCAGCTCAACACCCAAGGCACTAACCCGGCGCTTGAGAAGAAGGTGGCTGAACTGGAAAAGGTGCACGCGGCGGCCGTGAAAGACTATGCGGCCGAGCCGCTCCAAGCTGCACTTGAGCGTGGCGTCATCCAAGCGATTGAGCCGATCAACACCCAGAGCATGGCCGGGTTGGTGCAGACCATTGGCAAGCGGGTGGAGCAGGCGGCGATCACCCAGCAGCAAACCGGTGCGCCCGTGTCGCCACTACTGAGCCAAGAGGCGGATCAGGTGGGCCGGATGATCAACATCCTGCCGATTGAGCAAAGAGCCAGCGCATTGGCTCAGGTGTCCCAGGCACTCGGACCACAGCAGGCGGCGGCACTCGCCCGGCAGATCGCCCCGAAGGACAAGGCCCTTGGCATCGCATTGGGCATGGCCGGGGCAAAGACCAGCGCCGGGCGCTACACCTCGGAGTTGGTGCTGCGCGGAGCCCAAGCCATGAAGGACAAGTCGGTCAAGCCTGACAACGCGGCAGTGACCGGCATTCGCGCGAGGGTCACCGAGGAAATCGGAGACGCCTACACCAACCAAGAACTGCGCGAAACCATGATTGAGGCGGCTGTTTTGGCTGAGTACGGCTTGCAGTCCGAGGGCTCAGGCGACATTGGCCGCGCCGTCCGGTTGGCCACGGGGGGTATTGCTGAGCGTGGTGGGCGCAAGGTGCCGCTGCCCTACGGTGTGGACGCCAAGACCTTTGACAAGCGCTTGCGTGCACTGACGCCGGCCGAGATCAAGACCGACCAAGTGCTGGTGGGTGGCAAGCCCATGAGCAGCACCGACTTTCTGCGGCAGATGGGCAATGCGCCTCTGGTGCACGCAGGGC